AGCCCGAGCTTGATGCGTTAAAACTAGAGTTACCGAATTCTAAGTGGATGGCACAGTACCAGCAGCAGCCAACATCAGAAGAATCCGCAATCATTAAACGAGAGTGGTGGCAAGCATGGGAAAAAGATGATCCTCCGAGCTGTGAGTTTGTAATTCAGTCTTGGGATACGGCGTTCCTTAAGACACAGCGGTCTGACTATAGCGCGTGTACTACTTGGGGTATTTTCTACAAGGATGATGCGACGGGTAGACCACAGGCAAACATCATACTGCTTGATGTGTTAAAAGAACGGATGGAGTTTCCAGAACTCAAAGCAACTGCGCAGCAGATGTATAAAGAATGGGAGCCAGACTCACTCATTGTCGAGGCAAAGGCTTCGGGTGCGCCGTTAGTGTTTGAGCTTAGGGCTATGGGTATCCCAGTCCAAGAGTTTGTACCGTCAAAGGGCAACGACAAAATTGCCCGTTTGAATGCAGTTTCTGATATATTTGCATCAGGTAGAGTATGGGTTCCAGAAACAAGTTGGGCTGAAGAATTAGTAGATGAAGTAGCTTCGTTTCCAGCAGGCGACCATGATGACTTGGTTGACTCAATGACACAGGCGCTACTACGTTTTAGGCGAGGTGGGTTTCTCCAATTGGACTCTGATTATGAAGATGAACCAATGGAATTTAGACGTTCAAGAGGAAAAGCGCTTTATGCGCTATAAATAAGGAAAAATTATGGCAACAAATATGGACAAAGGGGCATACGCTGCTCCACAAGGGCTGGAAGAACTTGCTGCGCAAATGGAACCAGATATGGAGATTGAGATTGTTAACCCAGAAAGCGTAGAAATTTCAGCTGGTGGGATGGACATTATCATTGAACCTGGTAAAGAGGGCGACGATGAGTTTAATGCTAACTTAGCTGAAGAAATATCTGAAAGCTATCTAACAGAACTATCTGGTGAGTTATTAGGTGACTACGAAGGTGACCTTTCATCTCGTAAAGAATGGTTAGATACTTATGTTGATGGCATCGAGCTGTTGGGTATGAAGGTTGAAGATCGTACAGAACCATGGCCTGGCGCTTGCGCTGTATATCACCCACTCCTTGCTGAAGCAATCGTTAAGTTCCAAGCAGAAACAATGATTGAAACTTTCCCAGCCGCAGGTCCAGTTAAGACACAGATTATTGGTAAAGACACACCTGAAAAAGAAGCTGCAGCAGAACGTGTTAAAGAAGACATGAACTATCAGCTAACTGAGGAAATGCCAGAGTATCGCCCAGAACATGAACGCATGCTATGGGGCTTGGGTTTATCAGGTAACGCCTTTAAAAAGGTGTACTACGACCCATCATTAGAACGTCAAGTATCTTTATTCATCCCTGCGGAAGATATTGTTGTGCCTTATGGCGCAAGTTCATTACAAACAGCACCACGTGTAACCCACGTTATGCGCAAGACAGAGAACGAAGTTCGTAAACTCCAGGTTGCTGGATTTTACAAAGATATTGATTTAGGCGAACCATCACACACAATCGAAGAGGTAGAGAAAAAGATTGCTGAAAAGATGGGCTTTAATGCAACAATGGATGACCGCTATAAGCTATTAGAAATGCACGTTGACCTAGACCTCGAAGGCTATGAAGACGAAGATGAAGATGGCGACCCTACAGGCATTGCGCTTCCATACGTTGTTACTATTGAACGCGGTACAGGCGAAGTACTATCAATTCGTCGTAACTGGAACCCAGACGACAAGACAAAACAAAAACGTCAACACTTTGTACACTACGGATACATTCCTGGCTTTGGCTTTTATTGTTTCGGTTTGATCCATTTAATTGGAGCTGCTGCTAAATCAGGCACAATGCTTTTACGTCAATTGGTTGATGCGGGCACATTATCAAATCTACCAGGTGGGTTTAAAACCCGTGGGCTACGTATCAAAGGCGATGACACACCTATTGCACCAGCTGAGTTCCGTGATGTAGACGTACCGTCAGGCACAATTCGTGACAACATCTTACCATTGCCATACAAAGAACCATCACAAGTATTGCAGTCACTCATGGGTCAAATCATTGAAGAAGCTAAAGGCTTTGCTAACGCAGCCGATCCAAAAGTTTCAGATATGTCAGCTAACTCACCAGTCGGCACAACCCTAGCAATTCTAGAACGTACATTAAAAGTATCATCTGCAGTTCAAGCGCGTATCTATTATGCAATGAAACAAGAGTTCAAACTTCTTGCAGGGATTATCCGTGACTACACACCAGACGATTACGACTACGAGCCAGAAGTAGGTTCACGTTCAGCTAAGCGTTCTGACTATGACATGGTTGATGTAATTCCAGTAGCAGACCCTAACGCTGCAACAATGGCTCAGAAAGTTGTCCAGTACCAAGCAGTAATGCAAATGGCTCAAGGCAACCCAGATATCTACAATATGCCAGAGTTGAACAAGCAAATGCTAGAAGTCTTAGGTGTTAAGAACATCGGCAAGTTAATCCCTGCTGTTGAGTCTGATGAACCAAAAGACCCAGTTACTGAAAATATGAATCTGATTACAGGTAAACCAGCGAAAGCATTTATTTACCAAGACCACGAAGCGCATATCCAAGTACACATGGCTGCAATGCAAGACCCTAAGATGGCACAGATGATTGGTCAATCTCCAAAAGCTCAGCAGATTCAAGCCGCTTTTGCCGCCCATATTAGTGAGCATTTAGCGTTTGCATATCGTAGACAGATTGAAGAACAGTTAGGTACATCTCTACCATCACCTGAAGAAAAACTTTCAGAACAAGTAGAAGTACAACTATCTCAGTTGGTAGCACAAGCGGCACAACAGTTACTACAAAAGAACCAAGCTGAGCAACAAGCACAACAAGCTGAGCAGGCACAACAAGACCCAATGATTCAAATGCAACAACAAGAGTTACAACTTAAAGCTCAAGAAATCCAGATTAAGGCTCAGAAAACTGAAGCTGACATTGAGATCGATAAAGCCAAACTACAAATTGACATCATGCGTATTCAGTCAGAAGAACGCAAAACAGGCGCTCAAATTGGTCAGAAATCAGCTGTTGACAGAGCACGAATGGAACAAGAAAGTGCTAAGTTCCAGAATGAACAGGAAGCAGAGGGAGTACGTATTGGCATGAACGCAGCTAAAGTTAGACGCCAACAAGATATCCAGATGCAACAGCATCAACAAGCAAAACAACCTAGAGGGGAATAAATATGAATGAAACGCTAGAATATTTGATGTCACAAATCGAAGAACGGCGCAAAGCAATTATCGAAAGTCTTGGTGATGGCGCTGCCAAAGACTTCGGTTCCTATCAACAATCTGTCGGTATGGTTCGGGGTCTACTTACCGCGCAGTCTTTAATTGCAGACCTCGCAAAACGAATGGAGAAGATGGATGAGTAAACTTGATTTAGGTCAAGCAGTTGATTTATCAGAGATGGTGTCGGATGCAAAAGAGTTCGGGGATGCCGAAAAAGCTTTGCAGCTACCAGACCCAAAAGGCTATCGTATTCTATGCGCTGTGCCTGATGCAACAGATGAACATGAGCTTTCAAGTGGGCTTAAGTTAGCTAAAGCATCAGAAACTAAACGCATTGAAGAAAATGGCACTGTAGTACTGTTCGTCGTAAAAATGGGCGACCTATGCTACAAAGAAGAAACCAAGTTCCCTACAGGCCCATGGTGTAAAGAAGGTGACTTTGTCCTTACCCGTGCGTATGCAGGAACCCGTTTCAAAATTCACGGAAGAGAATTCCGCATTATTAACGATGATACCGTTGAAGGGGTTGTTCAAGACCCACGCGGCTATACACGCGCTTAGGAGTAACAAATGGCTACAAAACCAGAGTTTGACGACGAATTTGAATTTCCAGAACCGGTTGAAGTTGGTTCCATGGATAAAGAAGTAAAGATTGATGTTGAAATAGATCAAGATGATGTTGATATTGACATTATTGATGATACCCCTGTTCAAGATCGTGACCGCAAGCCACTACCAAAAGATATTGTAGATGAGCTAGAAAAAGATGAGCTTACTGATTACTCAGAACGCGTTAAAGAACGTATGGCCCAACTTAAAAAAGTATGGCATGACGAACGCCGCGCTAAAGAAGCAGCGGACCGTGAGCGGGAAGAAGCTGTTAATTATGCAAAAGCACTAACGGATAGAAACAAACGCTTATTAGAAAACCTAAATAACGGCGAGCAAGTATTAATTCAAACTTCAAGATCATCCGCAGAGTCTGAGCTAAACCTAGCTAAAAAAGAATACCGTGAAGCTTATGATGCGGGCGACACAGATAGAATCATTGAAGCGCAACAACGTATGAACGAAGCGCAGTATAAACTATCACAAGTGCATAATTATCGCCCACAATACGATAATGCTTTACAAAACACTGAAGATAATGTATATATACAACCTGAACGAGCCCAAGTACCAAAACCAGATCGCAAAGCTCTTGCATGGCAGGATAAAAACGATTGGTTTGGATCAGATGAGGAAATGACTAGTTTAGCTTTGGGCTTGCATGAAAAACTAGTTAGAAGCGGTGTAAACCCAGCCTCAGATGAGTATTATGTCACCATCGATAAAACGATGCGCAAACGATTCCCAGAATATTTTGGGGATGATTCGCTGGACGAGGCAGTACCCGCCCAACGCACAAAACCGTCAACCGTTGTAGCTTCGGCTTCGCGTAGTACCGCGCCTAAAAAAGTACATCTGACTAAAACTCAATTAGCTTTAGCTAAAAAGTTTAATCTAACACCCGAACAATATGCACGTGAGACTTTAAAATTGGAGAAAAAATAATGGTTGATACTAGACAAAATCGTGAATTAGAAACCCGTGAAGTATTTGCGCGACAAGCACAATGGGCTCCGGCTTCTTTGTTGCCTGAAGTAAAAAAAGTGCCTGGATGGGCATATCGCTGGATTCGAACTAGCATGGTAGGTCAAGCTGATGCTACTAACGTTTCATCCAAAATGCGTGAAGGTTGGGAACCCGTCAAATTGTCGGAACATCCTGAACTACACTTGTATACAAACCAAAATTCTCACTTCAAAGATTCAGTAGAAGTGGGTGGTTTATTACTATGTAAGACACCAGAGGAGTTTGTTGAACAACGCACTGCTTACTATAACAAGCAAACTCAGTCACAGACTGAAGCGATTGACAACAGCTTTATGAAAGAGAACGATGCACGTATGCCCCTATTTAAGGAAAAGCGTACCACTACATCGTTCGGTAAAGGTAAATAAATAATTAATTAAGGAGATTTATATGGCTACTACAGCAGCCCCATATGGTCTACGTCCTATCAATTTAATCGGCGGTCAGCTTTTTGCTGGTTCTACACGTCAAATCAAAATTGCTAGTGGGTATGCCTCAAATATCTTTTTCGGTGATATCGTTTCTATTGTAGCAGCGGGTACTATTGAAAAAGTAACAAACGTAGGTTCAGCAGCAGACCAATTCCCAGCAGGTGTTGTGGGTGTGTTCTTAGGTTGTACTTACACAGACCCTAACTTGAAATACAAACTAAATAATCAATACTGGCCTACAGGTACTGTAGCATCTGATGCTATGGCATATATCTGTGATGACCCTGATACATTGTTCCAAATTCAAGCATCAGCCGCAGTAGCACAAACAGGATTGGGCAACAACTTCCCAGTTGTGCAAACAAACGGTTCTGTAACAACAGGTAACTCAAAAATTGCATTGAATGCAGCTGGCGGCGCTACAACTTCTACTATCGGTTTCCGTTTAGTTGATTTTGTGGACGGCCCATTCTCTACAGTTGGTGATACATATACTGATTGTATCGTTAAATTTAATTTCGGTCAGCACAGCTATTACAGTGCTACTGGCATTTAAGGAGAATAAATAATGGCTATTTCACGCGCACAGTTACTTAAAGAACTATTACCAGGCTTAAATGCTTTGTTTGGTTTAGAGTACAAACGTTATGGTGAACAACATCAAGAGATTTACGAAACAGAAACCTCTGAACGTTCGTTCGAAGAAGAAACAAAATTGTCTGGCTTCTCAGCAGCGCCTGTTAAAAACGAAGGTAACGCCATCGCTTATGACAACGCTCAAGAAGCTTGGACAGCTCGCTACACACACGAAACTATTGCATTAGGCTTCAGCTTGACAGAAGAAGCAGTTGAAGATAACTTGTATGACACATTGTCTGCTCGTTATACTAAAGCATTGGCTCGTGGTATGGCATACACAAAACAAGTAAAAGCAGCTAACGTATTGAACAACGGCTTTACTACCGGCGGTGCATATAACGGTGGTGATGGTGTTCCATTGTTCTCAGCGTCTCATCCGCTTATTACTGGCGGTGTAAACAGCAACATTCCGACAACTCCAGCAGACTTGAACGAAACTTCATTGGAAAATGCAGTAATTCAAATCGCAGCTTGGACTGACGAGCGCGGCTTGTTGATCGCTGCTAAACCACGTAAATTGGTTATTCCACCAGCATTGCAATTCGTTGCTACTCGCTTGTTGGAAACTGAATTACGTGTTGGTACTACAGACAACGACATCAACGCATTGAAAAACAACGGTTCAATCCCAGAAGGTTATACAATCAATAACTTCTTGACCGACACAAATGCTTGGTTCTTGACTACAGATGTACCTAACGGCATGAAACACTTTGTACGTAGCGCATTAGCAACATCAATGGACGGTGATTTTGACACAGGTAACGTGCGTTATAAAGCACGTGAACGTTACAGCTTCGGTTGGTCAGACCCACTAGGTATGTACGGTTCACAAGGCGCTTAATAAACGCTTGGTAACACTAAGGGGCTTCGGCCCCTTTTTTAATGGTTTTACGTATTGCGATGTGTATAGAAAAGTGCAGAATGTGTACATATACACAATAACGTGTATAAATTTCAGGAGAATTATTATGTGGACAAAACCAGCAGCTACAGAAATGCGTTTCGGCTTTGAAGTAACAATGTACGTAATGAACAAATAATATTAGGGGCTTAGGCCCCTTTTCTTTTTATCCTCATGGTAGTGATGCTTGCGGTGACAATTACTACATAACACCACACACTTATTCATAATCTCTTCCATTGCAAAGTTAAAACGCCCTGCACGAAGTAATTCGGTAATCTTTTTGTTAACTGGATTGGGTATTACATGATGGAAATCTAATGTTGCGGGATGGTTTTCACCACATTGAGTGCATGATAAACGGGACTTAAACGCTGAAAATTCAGCCCTCTTTGACTTTCTTGCCTTACCTGATGCAGCTATTATCTTATCTTTATTAGCCTCATAATATTTTTTTGCATATTCTTTCTGCTTTTCTTTCTTTTTAGCAGGGTCTTTATAAGGCATAGATAGTCCAATAAATAGTTGACATTAGTACCATAACATAGTATAAAAGCAACATCTAGGATTATTTTTTACTGGCCCAAACTGACCTAGCAGATATTATAGAAATTGGGTTGGAAAGTGCTATAACACAAAGGAAATTAAAATGGCAATCGCTACTCACTTAGGCCCATGGTTATTGGGCACAGTTAAGAATACCACAGGTACTACTGCTGGTACAATCAGAAATACAGGCGCTACAACCGTAACTCAAACTAATGTAACAACTGTTTCTAATACTTCAGCTACTACTTTATTTGTACTTCCAGCAGGCTCACAAATTTTAGATTTTACTGTTGATATTACTACTGCTTACGCAGGTACTACAGGTAATACAATTACTCTTGCAACTTCTACTGGTACTACATTAGGTACTGTTG